TAGTTAATGAAGAAATAGAAAAAATAAAAGAAAAGGTTGAAAAATTTTCTAATAATATCAAAGACGAGGTAGTTAAAATTAAATTACAAGAGGTAACTAAAAATTTAGTGCCTGTAAAAAAGACTGAAAAAATTACTGATAACCATTTAGTTAATCTCATGCAATATTACGATTTAGTAAAAGAAATGCAGAGACTATGAAAAAAAGCGTAATAGTAAAAGCGGTTAGAGAAGTAATAGAAGAATTAAGTACTACAGCTGGAGCTGGTAGCTATTTATCTAAGTACGCTTTTGGTAGAAAAGGCAGAAAAAATAGAGCTACTAAAAAAATGGAAAAGCTAGGGTACAAAGTAATTAAAGATAAAAAAAGACCTTATAGTACAAAACTTATAGATTATTTAGATGAAAACACTAACTGAAAAATATAATGCCGTTTTAGAAGGCAAATTTTCTAAGTCTCAATTCGTAAAAGATGCAAAAAGAGAACTGCCTAGACTTATTTCCCCTTACAATGGCTATAATGACACTGTTCAAATTTTAAAATCTAAAGGAATGATTTTTGAAGCAGTTAAAGATACTTATGTATCTTCTGCTGAATTAGAATATTCTAAAGTTAAAGGCATAGATAAATTTCCTATTCACGACGTAGAAAGAGGAATAGATTACGAATTAGAAGCAGCTGGATTTGACTCAGTTAGTTTAGATGGAGTAACTCAAGAAGAGAGAGATAAGGCCTGTAAAAAAGTAGTTAAAAATTTAGAAAAAGATCCTTTACATTATATTAATTTAATATCTGGTGAGTCTTCAAAAGTAGATAAGCATGATAAGATGGTTCCTGTTAAAAAAGGAAAAGAAGTAGATACTTTTAATGGTATGAAAAAAGCTACCTTAAAAGAAGGTATAGGCGATCCTTCAAAACTTGAAAAGGGGGACGAAGATCCTGATAATCCTTTTGGTATGATAACCCGTATAGTTAAAGGAAAAAACGGATATGAAATTTTTGGAAGAGAAGGTAGTGAAGGATATTACTATTTTGTTGATTTCAAAGGTAATGAAATAGATGAAGATGATTTCATTTATGAAAAAGTTGCAAAGTCTGTAGAAGATGTTATCGATCCACATGATTATGTAGAAATAGGTCAAGGCTACTTAAAAAATTTTAAAAGACCACATACATTAAAAGATGCCGATCTTGAAACTTTAGGACGAAAAATAGTAAAAGTTTTAGCAAGAGGAGATATAGAAAAAGCTAAACGTACTTTTATAGATGAAGAATTAGATGAAGGATTATTAGACTTTATAAGTAAAACTAAAGCAAATATTAAAGGTAAAGTCGCACAAGTAGGCCAATCAGTATCCAATTTAAAAAAAGCTGCTAAAACAGGAGATGCAACTCCTATTAATCCAAAAGCTAAAGCTGGTTTAACTAAATTAGGTTCTTTAGCCGGAGATGCTATTAGTAGATTAAAAGGAATTCAAAGCAGTATGAGTAAATTATTTCCACCTGCTGATTTCAAAAAATTTCCACAAGAAGTGCAAGATGCTTTAAAAACATATAATC